CACGAGTGCAACATTTAGAACAAGCTTTTGGCACTCATAGCGATGAATTAGCTCATGTAGTTGCTACTTTAGAAGCTCATGTATCTGCAAATGCCCCTGCAGCTCCTGTTGTTGTAGAGCCAGTTGCAGTAGAACCAGTTGTTGAAGTTCCTGCTGCAGTAGAAGCTACTGAAGAAAAATGAAATTACTATCTTGGTTTTTTAATTTATTTAAACCTAAGAAAATATTTGATTTTCCTGCGCCTAAAGCTGTTTCTAAAAAGCCTAGTATCAAGAAACCTACTGTACAAAAAGCTACTACCAGAACAAAGAAAAAGTAATGGCATATACATCTGGAACTACTGTATTTAACTTAGACCTTTCCGAGCTAGTCGAGGAAGCGTATGAGCGTTGCGGTTCACAATTACGTTCTGGATATGATTTAAGGACAGCCCGTAGATCACTTAATTTAATGAGTATCGAGTGGTCTAACCGTGGTATTAACTTATGGACTGTAGAAGAATGTTCTATTCCATTGGTAACTAACCAAGGTATTTATGCCGTTCCAAATGACACAATTGATATTCTAGACCTTGAAACCAGAACCAGTAATGCCAGTACATCGAATCAAACAGATATTAATCTTAGCCGTATTTCTGAGTCCACTTACGCTACCATTCCTAATAAACTTACAACAGGAAGACCTGTACAAGTCTATTACAATCGCCAGTCTGGTAACGCTGATGTCACTACTTATACTGTAACTGGTAGCGCAATTAGCTCTACAGATACCACGATTACCCTTGGATCTCCTGCAGGAACCCTAACTGGATTACGTTCTACTGGTTTTATTCAATTAGATAACGAAGTTATTGCTTATACCAACATTGTTGGTACTCAATTACAAAACTGCTGGCGTGGTCAAAACGGTACAACTGCTGCTGGTCATGCTATTGGAACTACGGCAATTGCTCAGTATTTACCCTGTGTCAATATTTGGCCTACTCCTGACTCAGGTGGTGGACCATATACATTGGTTTACTGGCGCATGAGAAGAGTCCAGGATGCTGGTAATGGCGTAAACATACAGGATGTCCCATTTCGCTTTATTAACTGCATGGCAGCTGGTTTAGCCTATTTTTTAAGCGTTAAATTAAGCAATATGACTCCAGAACGAGTTATGTTTTTAAAACAAGATTATGAGGATCAGTTTAATCTTGCAGCGCAAGAAGACCGAGAAACAGCCCCAGTTAGATGGGTTCCTCGAAACTTGTTCTATTCGAGATAAGTTATGCCGTCAAATTTTGCTTCTGGTAAGTATGCGATTGCCGAATGTGACCGATGTGGTCAAAGGTACAAACTTACCCAGTTAAAAAAGCTGACAATTAAGACTAAACAAGTCAGTATTAAAGTATGCCCAGAGTGTTGGGAACCAGACCAACCTCAATTACAATTGGGTATGTATCCTGTCAATGATCCCCAGGCGGTACGGGAACCTAGACCTGATACAAGTTATTACGGTGCTGGACAGACTGGTTTGCAGACTTTAAATGGTAATGCAAATACAACTGCTCAAAACGGGTATCCTACTGATGGTAGTAGGCAGATTCAATGGGGTTGGTATCCAGTTGGTGGATCGCAAGATTTTGACCGTAAATTAACGCCTAATAGCTTGGTTGCTGTTGGGAATATAAACTCAGTAACAGTATCGGTAACTTAGGAGCTAAAAATGGCAAAGATGGAATCAAAATCAGAATCAAAAAAAGAAATGGCAATGGACAAGAAACAAGACGTTGCTATGATTAAAAAGGCTTTTAAAGAGCATGATGCCCAAGAACACAAAGGTGGTAAAGGCACAAAAATTACTCTTAAAAAAGGTGGCGTAACTGGAAAAGCATTAAGAGCTGTTGGTCGTAACATGGCTCGTGCTAATAACCAAAGAGGTCGTTAATATGGCAACCGCAAAAAATGTAAAGCCTACTAAAAAGAATAGTCCATCTATTCATGTAGGTGCTAACCGTGATAATGGCCCAGCTGAAATGTATGCCAAGAATGGTGCTACAGCTGTTGCTGGTGAAGCTCCAATGAAGTCTGGCATATTAAGCAGAACTAGATCTGCCCAGGATGCCAGCATTACAGATCCACTTTCCAATGGCGTAGCTTATGGTATTGGCAGAGAAAAGACTGAAGGAATTGTAATGCGTGGTCACGGAGCTGCTATCAAAGGTATTAAGTCTAGAGGACCAATGGCCTAATGAATTACGTCCAGTTATATCAAGCGATACAAGATTATTCCGAAAATACGGAAGCCTTATTCGTTGCTAACATTCCTACGTTTGTACAACAAGCGGAAGAACGTATTTTTAATACGATTAATTTTCCATCTATTCGCAAAAATGTAACTGGAACAACTACATCTGGAAATAAATATTTGTCTTTACCAAATGATTGGTTATCAACGTATTCAATAGCAGTTGTTGATACATCTGGCAATTACAGTTATTTACTTAATAAAGATGTTAACTTTATTCGTGAAGCCTATCCTAATCAAGGATCGGCTTATTATGGTTTGCCAAAATATTATGCAATTTTTGGTCCACAAACAGCACAACCTAATGAATTAACAGCTATTCTTGGTCCAACACCAGACTCAAGCTATACCACAGAGTTACATTATTTCTTTTACCCACCTTCAATTGTTCAAGGTATTATTGCTACGCTTAATACCTCCTACAGCGCAGGATCACTATATACAAATGGTACATATGAAAACGTACCACTAACTGGTGGATCAGGATCTGGTGCAACAGCTACATTTACTATTACTGGTCAATCTATTACTGGAATAACCATTAATAGCGGTGGTCAATTCTATGTAGTTGGAGATACTTTAACTGTAGCTAATTCTTATGTTGGTGGAACAGGATCTGGATTTTCAATTACTGTTCTTACAATTAATAATTCTACTGGCACAAGTTGGCTTGGTGATAACTTTGATCCAATTCTTGTGTATGGTGCTATGCGTGAAGCTATGCTATTTATGAAAGGCGAAGCTGATTTAGTTAAGTATTACGAAGATAAGTACGCAGAAGCTCTTGATTTAGCTAAACGCCTTGGCGATGGTCTTGAGCGTGGTGATGCTTACCGTGATGGTCAGACTAAGTTAGACGTTAGCGGAAGGCGTTTATAATGTCTATTGTCCAGGGTCAGACTACTACTTTTAAAACTAATCTACTAAGTGGTTTAGAAAACTTTACTTTAACTTCTCCATACACTTATAAGATTGCTTTATATACAGGCTTGGCTAATTTAACTAACGCCACTACAGCCTATAGCAGCGTTAATGAAGTTGTATCTTCAGGCTATACAGCTGGCGGTTTAGCATTAACTATTTCTAATCCTCCTACTGGAGATACGCTTAATAATATTGGTTGGATATCGTTTAATAATGCCGTTTGGACAGGAGTTAGCTTTACTGCCAGGGGTGCATTAATTTACAATAGTACAACTAATGCTTCTATTTTTGTTTTAAATTTTGGTAACGATATTACTTGTTCTTCAAGTTTTACTGTTACCTTCCCAACAGCAACTTCAACAACCGCTGTTCTTACTATTAGTTAAGGAGTTTATATGAGTAACGAATTATCAAATTTTGGTGACAGCAGCGTTGCTACAGTTACCCGTGCCAGCGATGGTCAAGAATCTTTAGGGATTCAAGGTCATTACATGGTTAAATGTTATGACAAAGATGGCAATTTAAAGTGGGAAGATATTGCTCCTAATTTAGTTACTGCTGTTGGTAAACAGGCTTTATTTGATTATTATTTTGGTGCTACTGGTACTGGCGGTGGAACGTCTGCTGGTGCTAACTATCTTGGTTTGGTAGGAAGTGCATCTTCTACTGCTAACTATGTGGCCTCAGATACTATTTCTTCCCATACTGGTTGGATTGAAGTAGGTGGATCTAATGCTCCAGCGTATACAGGAAATCGCCAATTACCATCTTGGTCTGCTGCTACTAGCGGTGGAACTACACCAACTAACATTACTACTAAAACTGCTTCTGCATTGACATTCTCAATGACTAGCGGTGGTACTGTATTTGGTTGCTTTATTAACTCTGGTGCATCTGCTTCAGCTACCAAAGATTCAACAACTGGTATTTTATATAGCGCAGGAAGCTTTACTGGCGGTAGCAAAATTGTTGCCAATGGTGATTCTTTAGCGGTTACTTATACGACCACAGCAACGTCTTAATTTAGGAGCCAATTATGGCTTTAGTCGTTTATGACCGAGTATTACAAACTGGTACAGCCAATACAACTGTAAGCTTTTCATTAAGCGGTACAGTTACTGGCTACCAGTCTTTTGCTGTAGTAGGTAATGGAAATACTACTTACTATTCTGCAACAGATGGAACTAATTGGGAAACGGGTCTTGGAACCTACACAAGTGCTGGTACAGTTTTAACTCGTACTACAGTTTCTCAATCTAGTAATTCCAATACAGCTGTTACTTTTTCTGGAACAGTTACTGTATGGATTGATTATCCAGCAAGCTTTACTGTATTTCAAGGTGGTGTTTTAGGAACTCCATCATCTGGAACTTTAACAAACTGTACTGGTTTGCCAAATGCTGGTCTTGTAAATAGCTCCGTAACTCTTGGTTCTACCGCTGTTTCATTAGGAACTACAGTAGCTACATTTGCTGGTATGACTTTAAGTAGTCCTACATTTGTAACGCCAGTATTAGGAACGCCATCATCTGGAACTTTAAGTAGCTGTACTGGTTATTCTGCGGGATCATTATCTGGTGGAACCCTTGCAGCTGGTGTATTAGCCTCAAGCTTAACTTCTGTTGGATCTTTGGGTAATACTCAAATAGCATCTTTAGGAGTAGGTACTGCAGCTTCTGGTACATCTGGTGAAATTCGTGCCACTAACAACGTAACAGCTTATTATTCTGATGACAGGATGAAAACTAATTTGGGTAATATCCCAAATGCGCTTGATAAACTTAAAACTTTAAATGGTTTTTATTATGAGGCTAACGAGTTGGCCCAATCAATGGGCTATGAAGTTAAAAAAGAAGTTGGTGTATCAGCCCAGCAAGTACAAGCAATTATGCCAGAAGTGGTTGCGCCAGCACCTATTGATGATAGATATCTAACAGTACGGTATGAGCGTTTAGTGCCATTAATAATTGAGGCTATCAAAGAATTAGAAGCCCAAGTTGCCCAATTGAAAGCTAGATAATGTACGGAATTGGGCCATATTCTCAATCTTCATATGCAGCGTTTGGAAATGTATTTGCTGCTTCTGTTTCCGAAACTATTATTACTGAAACAGATAGTGAAGTTGTAGTTGCTACATTTATTACTGCAATTAGTGAAGCAATTTCTGCAATGGCAGATCTTCCTGCTTATACTGCATTAGCAGCAATTACAGAAAATTTAACGTCTAACGATGTTAATGCAGCAGCAGGAAATTTTGTAAGTTCTATTTCTGAATCTATTACACCTATAGATATACCATCTGTTATTGTTAATTTTGTAAGTGCTATATCTGAATCAAATACAGTAAACGATTCCATAGCAAGTGGTTGGAATGTAGCAATTACAGAAAATACTGGATTGGCTGATTCGTCTACTGGCTTTGGTACTTTTGTATTTGCTGTTGTAGAAAATATTTCTAGTTTTATTGATAGTAGTTTTCAAACAGCATCATATCCAGTTAATATTCTAGAAGCAATATCTTCAATATCAGATAGTCCATTGGGATTGCCTACTTATTCTGTATCAGTATTTGAAGGAAGTACAATAGCTAATACCCAAATTGGTGGCTGGAATGTATCAATTATTGAAAATTCAACCATTGTTGATAACAAAACAGTTGTGGCAGCTTTTGTAAGTTCTGTTTCTGAAAATTTAAATAGTAATGATTTACCATCAACAATAGCTTCATTTGTATCATCTATTAATGAGGGGATTACTATTATCGATAATCCATTTGGAGGTGGTTGGTTTATCATTAATGATAATCAAACCATAACATGGGTTAGTTTAAATGATTCCCAAACCCCAAATTGGACTAACATAAATAATAGTCAATAAGGAATAATATGTCATCAACATACTCAACTAGTTTAAAACTAGAACTTATAGGTAACGGAGATCAATCTGGTACTTGGGGTACAACTACTAACAATAACTTAGGTACATTGCTTGAGCAAGCAATTACTGGTGTGCAAGCTATTACCATGAGTAATGCTGACTATACTCTTTCAAACTATAACGGCACATCAGATGAAGCTCGGAATGCTGTTTTATTTGTAAGTGGAACAAACTCAGCTATTTGTAAAATTATTTGCCCACAAGGTCAAAATAAACTTTATACAATTTTTAACAATACTACTGGTGGATATGCTATTACGATTGGCGCACCAACAGGCACAGCTGTTACTATTCCAAGTGGAGTAACGGCTACTGTATTTACAGATGGTGTTAATTTTTATTCTGCCCAAACTGGATCTGCTGGAAACTTTACAGTAAACGGAACTTTAACTGCTACAGGTGTTACTGATACAGGTGCTTTATCAGCAACTACAATTGGTGGTACTGTTATTACAGCATCAAGCCAATTTTCTGGTCCAGGTACAGGACTTACAGGAACAGCTGCTAGTTTAACCGTAGGCACAGCAACAACAGCAACTTCCGCAGCAGCAATTACTAATTCAGGCGGGTGGAATGTAACGCCTTCTGGGACAAAATTGTATTTTAATTATAATGGCACTAATGTTGCTAGTTTAGATTCATCTGGTAACTTTACAACTATTGCTAACGTAACTGCATACGGAACACCATAATGACAATGAACTCTTCAGGCCCAATTAGTTTGGGTGGCACAACGTCTGGACAATCTATTGAAATTGAAAATGGTGGCCCAGGAACAGCTACAATTAGTTTAAATGATACAACTGTAAGGTCACTTGCTGGTGTGCCTGGTTCTGGTACAACTATTATTATGCCAACCAATTTTTATGGTAAATCTAATACTGTGACAATTAATGTTACCATTTCTTCTAGTACTCAAAACTATTGTGTTTATTCTGCTATATCAAGTAATCCATCCTATATTGCAGGAAAAACAAATGCAACTATTACAATTAATCCAGGTGTAAACGTAGGCTCTAGTGCAACAGGATCTTATGCAATGCTAGTACCAGGCAGTTTTAATTCTGCTGATACTGTAACAATTGTTAATAACGGATATATTGTTGGCGCTGGAGGCAATGGTGGTGCTGGAGGCCAAGGTTCTTTTGCTGGTCAGCCAGGATTTGGTGGTGGAGGTGGTGGAAATGCTCTATACGTTAATAGGCCCACAACAGTAACAAATAACGGTACTATTGGTGCTGGCGGAGGCGGAGGCGGAGGCGGAGGCGGTGCGTGTGCTAACCAATGTAATGGCTTTCCTTGGGGCGGTGCTGGAGGAGGCGGAGCAGCGGGTTATAATGCGGGTTCAGCTGGAAATGGCGGTCCTAGCGGAACTGGCGGAGGCCCAGGAAGCCCAGGAAGCCCAGGGACGTTGACTTCTGGAGGCGGAGGCGGAGGCGGTGCTTCTTTTAGAGCAGGACGGCAAAATTATACTACAGGAAGTGGAGGATCTGGTGGTGGATTGGGATCAGGAGGATCTCCAGGAACCCCTGCTAGTGGAGTTGGAACAAATGGTGGCGGTGGCCCAGGTGGTGGCTCCGCAAACTATATAACAGGAAATTCATATGTAACTTGGCCCGCAACGGGGACTCGTTTAGGTGGTGTAGCTTAATTTTTAAAGGAAAAAAATGAAAACATTATTTATGAAAGTTGTAAGTTACGATGAAGGATCTAATTCTTTGTTGGTTTGTTTTGCTTCTGATACGACTAAATCTCAAGACCCCGCTGCTTATAAAACTATTGCATACCAACCAGATACAATGTGGCCAGATGTAACAGATCCTACTAAAATACCAGAATTAATTGCTCAGGCAGGATTATGGCAAGTTAAAACTCAAGAAACTATGGAATCTCTGGTTGATAACCCACAAAAAATTACATCATATAAAGCTTTAGTTGGTCAATCGTTAAGTTTTGATATTGCAACCTTATTACCACAAACACAGACTACTACCACAACTACTTCTTAATGAATAATCAAAATTTGTTAGAAAAACAAAGCGCTATAAAAGTTTTAAATTTAGTGCCTGTAGAGTTTTGCAAATATTTCACGCATGTGCTATTAAGACAAGCAGATTTGAATTTAGACAAAATAGACCCACAAACACCAAATGTTAAAGCAATTTTAGATCACGAATTAATATTTGACACACTTTTAGAATACCTTTGGCCTACAATAGAAAGTATTGTTGGGGAAGAATTGTTACCGACATATTCATATTCTAGGTTATATACAAATGGTGATGCACTTGAAAAACATGTAGATAGACCAGCTTGCGAAGTTAGTGTTACCGTACAACTAGGTAAATCGCATGATTATTCTTGGCAAATACATATGGGAAAAAATTGTTTTGAGTTAAACGAAGGCGATGCTGTTGTTTATAGCGGTTGCTCTGTACCACATTGGAGAAATGTGTGTAATGGGCCACAAAGTTTTTATTCGGGAAATGTTTTTTTACATTACGTAAAAAAGAATGGAAAATTTACTAATGAATTTGGTGATTCTACTATTAGAATTCCACCATCTTTTATAAAAAATAGATTTTAATTTATGTTATATTCATTAAAACCATATAATAGTCCTGGAAAAGATACACATGCGTATTGTGATAACTTGTTTACAAAAGAAGAATTAAATACAATTCTTGCTTTACCTGAATGGTTAAATACTACCAATGGTACAGTTGGCTCAATTGAAAATACAGTAAATGAAAATATTAGAAAAAATAATATTGCTTGGTTAAATGTAAATAACAATACACAATTTATTTGGGAAAAAATATCTGAAGTAATCTCAAACATAAACAGCAAATTTTTTCAATTTGATCTTTCAGGGTTTTATGAGCCAATACAATTGGGTGTTTATAACTCTGATATTCAAAGCCACTATAATTGGCATGCAGATGCAAATCCAAATGATCCAAGAGTTCCCAGAAAACTATCAATGTCTTTAATATTATCAGATAATTCTGAATATGAAGGTGGTGAATTGCAATTAAAATCGCAATCTGATACTGAAATTATATTAAATTGCCCAAAAGGTAGGGCGTGGTTTTTTCCTTCGTATACTCTTCATAGAGTTACGCCAGTTACCCGTGGGATAAGACGTTCTTTAGTTGTTTGGGTTGGCGGCCCTGCATTCAAATAAAATGAAACCATTTTTATACGACCATTTATTTGATATATCGACAAATATAGAAGGAAAAATTAAATATATAAATAAAGAAAAAATTTTAATTCTTGATGGATTTTTTAAAAATTTTTTAGAATTGCAAAATATGGTTTTTTCTTGTCCCCCTGGAAACTGGAAATATAAAGAAGGCACAAAAAATTATGTTGATTATTATGATTGTAGATTAAGTTTTTTACCACATCAAAATTTAATGTTACATGTTTCTAACAACATAATCAAAGAACAATACGGTAAAGATACAAAATTACAAGATGTAGTTGAAGCAAATTGGTTTAAACAAATTAAAGACAAAAGAAATGATTATGCTTGGCCACATCAAGATTCAATTACTGATTCCAAATATACTTGTTTAATTTATATGAATTCCGAAAGTCTTGGCGGAACTGCATTTTTTGAACAAATACAAAATGATAGTAATACAGAAGAATTGGATTATTGGGGATCAAATCCTACGTCTTGGAAAATGATAGATTACGTGGAAATGCAACCAAATAGAATGGTAGTGTTTCCAGCAAAAATGTTTCATGCAGCATATCATCCAAAAAATGGATTTTTTAACAACCCAAGAATTAACATTGTATATTGGATGGAAGAATAATGATTTTAGAAACATGGTTTCCCATTCCAATTATGTATGATATAGCTCCATTAAATATTAAAGAAGCTATTTTTAATGAATATAAATTAGCTGAAAAAGAAATTGTTTCTAAAACAAATTTAATGTGTGTAAACAATAAAAATTCCGTAAACTGGAATGATAATGTGTACTCTACTTTTAAAACAATTACAAATGTAATATCAGAATACAGTTTACGTAATCTTGAACAGTATATTTTTTTTGTTACTTCTGAATACATAAAACATTTAGATACAAATTTACCAAAATTAAATATTGTTGAAAGTTTTGTAAATTATAATAATAAAAATCAATATCAAAATTGGCATAATCATTATCCAAGTTATATTTCAGGAGTTTACTATTTAAATACTAATGGGCAAGACGGAGATTTAGTATTTCGTAATCCAATGATTTATCCAAGTATAGTTAACAATAATAGTACAATACTTACTAATGAATCAATTAAATATCAACCAGAACCTGGAAAAATTATATTATTCCCTGGCCATATTGAACATTCTGTTTCTGTAAATATGACGGATCATACTAGAATATCTTTATCTTTTAACATATCAATTAATTAAAATGTTAACTTCTTATCAATATTTTCCTTCAAGTATTTATCATTCTAACAATTTAGAATTTATAGATAGCGTGTCTTCTGTGTTTGAAGAATTTAGTGCAAAACAAAAATTAATAACACCAGTTGACGTTTTATACCCAGCTTTAATGACTGAAGAATTTACTCTTGATTTTAGAGTTAAAGATTTATTAGATTATTCCATAGCAGCTGGCACAAGTATTTTAACTTCTCAAGGATATAATATAGTAAATCAAGAAGTAAATTGCCAGTCTGCTTGGGGTCAAGAATATTATAAACACGGAAATATGGAACAACACGTCCATAGTTTTGGTTCCCAACTTACAGCTTTTTATTTTATTAATTGCCCAGAAAATTGCTCTAAATTACTTATACATGATCCAAGGTCTGGTAAAAAACAAATAGATCTAACAGAATTAGATATTGATAACGCAACATACGCAAGTCAAATTATTAATTTTATTCCCCAAAAAGGTGATTTATACATAACTAATGCTTGGTTACCGCATTCTTTTAGCCGTCATAATTCTGAGTCACCATTTAAATTTGTACATATAAATTTAGGCATTCAGTATAAAAATACTAATAACGTCATTATTATATGAACAAATACCGTATTCGGTTTAATAAAACCAGAGGTCAAGATGGTCGTGGAACAATTGATCATGTTTGGCGTGTATTTGACGGAGACAAAGAATATTTGGTAAAACAGTTTATAATTAACGTATCGTCAAAAAGTGAAATTGACTTAAATGGTATAGACTGGAATGTAGTTTGTTATGGCATTCTTACATTAGATCGAAACACATCAACAGCAACGATTAACGAGGTCTAATAAAAGTGAATCATGGCAGATCCGTTTGGTATAACCGAAGGAGCAAAAGCTCTTAGCGGAAGCCTAGATGCAAGTCGGGAGGCTAGTAAAAACCTGTCTAAAAGCATTGAAGGAATACAGCAAGACGGAATAGATGTAGCGCAACAAAAAGCCCAAGAAAGACGTAGAGCATTACGAGAAGCAGAATTAAAAAAACAAACAGCGTTGATTAAAGCGTTGGAAGATTGGAACAAAAAGAAACAAATTAATGACCAAGAAGCAAAGTTAAAAATAGATTTTGTAAAAAAGTATGGTGCTAAAGAATGGGAAGCATTATTAAAGATTAAGTTAGACATTGAGAACATGGAACGCAAAGCTAATGAAGCTTTCCAGCATGATTTAAAAGAAGTGCGTAAAGTTCAATTCTATTGTTTTGCAGTTGCAGCATTAATTGCTTGGTATTTAACTTGGGGTTATAAACAATGAATGATGAAAGATTAATATGGATTTTTATATCATTACTTATTTGGTTTATTGCAGCAATTTTAATTATGGGAAATTACTAATATGTTTGGCATAGATGACATCATTGGCGTAGGAATGAAAATCCTAGATAAAGTTATTCCAGATCCAGTTGCAAAAGCAGAAGCACAAGCCAAGCTAGTAGAATTACAACAGCAAGGACACCTAGCAGACCTAGCAGCAGACACGGCAGATAGCCAAGAAGTAACAAAACGTGCTCAAGCGGATATGGCATCTGATAGTTGGCTGGCTAAAAATATACGTCCCATGACGTTAATTGCTATTTTAGTAGG